GTCGCTCCTTTTTGAAATAGAGGATTTAATATAGCTGCTGCGCCAAAAGGAATACCTTTAATTTTTTTGTTTCTAAATCTTTCAACTTGTTCTTCTGCTTTATCTTCTGCTAGTTTTGTAGTAAGATCTCTTAAATCTTGTCTTCTTTTACGTTCTGCTACATCTATTATTCTGTCTGTGTAATTATTACCACGATCAACATCTCCTCTTACAGTACCTGTAGATTTTGCTGATTTAAAACCAGATCCGGATGAATCATCGTATTCAATAAAACTAGGTATGCCTGCGTTTGTCATAATACCTGACCCACCAGCATCTTTTAACATTTTAGCTTCTTTTTTATTTATGTATGCAAGAAACTCACCTTTAGGTGCCATATCTTTTGCTTCTTGTAAAGAGATACCTCTACCGCCATTTTCTAACATCTGTCTATATTGCTGTGCTCTAGTTATTGCCATCGTATCATTCTATTTTGTTTTGCCAAATAAATCAAGGCTCGGCATCATTACAGTTACATCTCTTCGTATGTCTTCTGGTGAAATACCCTTTGATTTCCACTCGTCATCATTCTTATATTCTTCACCTGTCTTCTTATTTGTTATCTTTTCTATTACCTGTTCTGGTTTTAATTCTAACATTATGAAGTTACCTCTCTTGGTTGTATCTCTAGCACGGAAGCTATGACATGTAACTCATTAGCTTGAGCTGCCTGCACTTTTAATACTTCGCTTTCTTCCATAACTAGTGGTTGAGTTAATAATTCTAAAGTTTCTTTTGATCCTACAGCCTTATCTTTAAACAAATTAAAGATAGTGCCTGATGCGTTGACTAGTGTTATAGTTATTGTAGTCCCTGACCCCGCGTCCTCTGTAACCAACAAAGACTTTACGACAGCAGCTTTGAAACTAGGCACTGTGTATAGTGTAGTTAAATCTGTTGTAGTTAAATCTACTTTTTTATTTATAAAACTATTAGCCATTAATTTAAAAAGAAGTTAAATGCTTCTACCTCATCTTTTAATTCCTCTTGAAACGTTGTATTTAATTTTTCTACAACCGCATCAAGATCTCTTACTTGTGCTTCAGCTGTTCCTAAATCATATTCAGGTGAAGGTCTTGTTAATACTTGTACAATTTTTGCCATTATCTTCTTCCGTCTGGTTGTGTGTCTAGTCTAAAAGTTCCTAACTTCCAACTTTGACTTGTTGTTGTATTTTCTACTTTTAATGCAATAGCTCTGGCCCTTGCTCTAGTATCCACTTTCTGTGTAGATGTTGTAACATCAAATGGACCAAGTGAAGAACTTGATTGAGAGTCATTAGGAAAATTTCTTAATTCTAGTGTTATCCTAGTGGTTCCAGTTTGTGAAATAAAATCAGGTATAAATCTTCTTATCTTCATTATAAACTCACCGTCTCCTCTAAATGTTGCAACACCTGTGGACTGTCCTGTTGCAGATGCTCTTGATTGTGTAATATCAAAATCTCCCGATAATATGTTTGCTGTTATAGCTGTTATTGTACTATTTCTGTTTTGATCAGTTCCTGTTTCGTGTTCATAGTAACTTGTTCTGCCTTCCGTGTTACCTACAACATCAAATGATGTATCTGTGTTTGCATCATATTCTAAAGCATGTGGTAAACCAAAAACAGCAGAGTCACGCCACATTGTTCTAGCTAAACTACCAACTGTCCATACAGGTCTTTGTGGTGATGAATCAAAATAATTATATGTCACCATTCTATTAACTACAGAAGAACCTGTCTCAGGATAAAACCAAGTAACTTCACCAAACAGATTATTTAATCCAGCCGATACCATTTGATTACCAGATTGTAAATTTATACTATTATAAACAAAGTCTTCTACCAAACAAGGTAACGATTCTAATTTACCTGCATATCTAAAGAAACCATTTTCTGACATCCAGTATGCGGAACCATCAACTTCAACACAAGCATTTTGTCCAACAAGTCCACAGTTAGTTCCAACTTGTGCAAATGCAAACGTAAATGGTTGACCAACAAAACGTTGAGTGAACAATGCTGTATCAGTCCAAACATAGATTGCATCTCTACCTCTGATAGCTCCCATGATCTGTGATCCGTCAGCCAGTCTTTGTGTGCCAGCTGTATTGGTTGCTGTAGGTGTGTATGTATTTATATCTTCTTGGTCCGAGAATCTAATAAACATGTTATCTTGTGTGCTAGGTGTTCCTATAGTTGTTTCTGTTCCAAAAAATACTAAGTGTCTGTCCGGTGTAGATACTAACATATGTCTTGATGCAGTTGGTGCACCAGATATAATTGTTGCTCTTGTATCTGTTGCATTTGATAAACTAGAATCCCAAGAAAATACTGCGCCATCATGAATTAAACAAATTGCTTTATCACCAAAATTATCTAGTGACCACATCCCTGGTTCAAGAACCAAGTCTCCTGATGCAGCCTCGCCCCACGCAACAAAGTCAGATGTATTTGTAACAGTTGCACCATCGCTATGAGCTGCTCTTGTTGTTCCCCTAACCGCTCTTGTAATTCCTGTTAAGTCATTTCCTGAAACACCTGTATAAGATATTTCTTCAGTTCCTACTTTAATAAAATTTGTACCAGAAGTTGGAAAGTTAGCAGTGCTTGTTAGTGTAATAGATGTTCCTGATCCTCCAGTTCCAAATGCGTTGTCTCCTAAAGCTCCATTAAGAGTTGTTGTATTAGCCCCTGCTGCCTGACCACTCCAAGACCCTAGACCCCAACCAAAACCTTTTGCTTGTACAGCTGGACCAACAGTGTAATATTTTTATATTCTAATACCTCCAGATGTTGTGGCACCAGAACCGGATTCATTTGAATCCATTGTAATTGTTATTGTTGTATTAGTTGGTGTAGTAACAACCATGAATTTTCTATTGTCAAAATTAGATGCACTAAAATTTGAATTTGTAATTGTTGTGAAATTGTCCATTAAAAGTATATCACCCTCAACTAAATTGTGTGCACTAGGAAAAGATATAGTTATAGTTGGTGATCCGTTGGTTGTGCTAAATGCGCTTGTAAGAGTAGTTGTTGTTTCAATAGGGTGTATGTCATAAAATACACCACCAGAAAAAGCATACAGTATTCTATTTGTACCTATAATTGCATACTTTCTACCTAAACTATTTATAAAATGATGCAGTCCTCGACCTGCACCAGTTAATTCATTCTCATTTAAAGTTCCTAATTGATTCCAACCACCTATTTTTTCGGGTGTGCCATATCTAAATCTGACATTATCACAATCTACCCACTGACCTTCTGCTCCTGTAGGCGTGATTTGTTTATTAATTCCTGGCTGAAATCCAATTTTTTGTAACATAAGAGCCTTATTATATTATATCATTATGCTAATATCAACGAGTAGCATTACAAAGGAGACAGCGTGGTATGTGGTGGAACACTGCCTCCATTGTAGTGCTATATCACTCTCTAAACCAAGATGGAAGACCTAAATGAGGCCTTTGATCAAATATATTTTTATTAGATCCCTTTGTATTTACATCGTTATAATGTAAAAAAGCTTGAACACATTCTTCACCTTCAAATTTTTCTCTCCAATGTTCTAAATCACAACCCCTGTATACCAACATATCACCTGGATTTAAATTTACTTTTATACCTTTTTTATTTACATCGCCAGAAGGCTCTAGATATATAGGCCAAGGATCTCCTCCTATGTTTATAGTAGTAGATATTTCACAACTAAACCTATCTTTGTGTCTTTTAAGTTCATCACCTTTTTTATAAATTCTAGCATATGTATATGCAGGGTTTAATTTTAATTTAGTTTCTTTCTCCATAATAGGTTGTAATTTTAACAATAATGTTTCAAAGGCAACGTCACCATAGTGAGCATAAGTATCGGGAACTTGTTGATTACCTTTTTCATAACTACCAAAAGCATTTTCAAAAGGTGATATATATCTTGCTTTTATACAAGTGTCATAAACTTGTTTTTTAATAACAAAATAATTTGCAAGAAATGTAGATAGATCTTTATTAATTACATTTTTAATAACTAAATATTTATTTTTTTTAAAAGTCATTTTTAAATCCTAACCATCCTGTCAGTAACATTTTTTCTTCATTACATATCTCGCTTCTATGAGTGTGTGTAAAGTCTGTTGGAAATAGAACAGTCAATCCTTTTTTTGAAGGCACAGTCGTATTTAAATGTTTAAATTCTGTTCCACCATTTTTTATATTGTATAGATAAGTCGCAAAAACTAAAACTCTTGATGTAGTAGCTTTAGAAGTTCTTTCACAATGCCAATTTTTAAAACCACCTTTTGATTTATATTTTTGAATATTATACCACTCATCAACATTATAAGGTTCGTAATGTGAAAGTTGAGGATATTTTTTTTCATACAGCTTTATCATTTTAGAAAGTTGTTCTCTATATGTAACAATGGGTTCGTCTTCACAATAAGGACTGATATGTAAATCTGTAGAGTCTTTTGATTCTTTATTCACTTGTAAACTACTACCTTGGTAATGCACAACACCTTGTTTCCAATTAGGTTCATTATCATCATAATATTTTATTATTAAATCACATAACTTTTCAGAAATATACCACCCTCCTATAAAAGTTTTATCTGCAAATTTATGTTCTTTAATCATTTTT